TACTCAGCTCGTAAGTATGGATATGATATACAGGTGTATATTTATTGTGAATTATTTAACGTACCTTACACAGAGTTTAAGTTTGGTGTGATGGATAAGGGAACTCTTGACATAGCGATATACGATGTATCAGAAGAGTTTTACAACGAGGGTAAAAGAAAAACACACGAAGCCATAGAAGTTTTTGAAACCTTTTTTATACATGGTGCAGATTTAGATAATTATACTTATACAGGTACGCTATGAAGATACTAAACTTATACGCTTGTCTTGGTGGCAATAGATACCTGTGGAGCGATGATCACGAGATAACAGCTGTTGAATGGGATGAGGAACTTGCGAGATTATACCAAGAGCGTTTTCCTAAAGACAAAGTTATAGTAGCAGATGCACACCAATATCTATTAGACCATTACAAAGAGTTTGATTTTATATGGTCAAGCCCACCTTGTCCGAGCCATAGTAGAATAAACATAAGCCAATACAAAAGAGAAAGTTGGAATCCGAGATATCCTGATATGGCATTATACCAAGAGGTTATATTTTTAGATAATTTTTTTGAGGGTAAGTATGTAGTAGAGAATGTAATACCTTATTACGATTTACTTATACAAGGGCATAAAAGAGGTAGGCATATATATTGGACTAACTTTAATCTACCCAATAAATTAAGCGATAGAAAAAATCCTGATCTATGTAGAACAACAGGTCTTGTGGAAGCTATGAGTGAATTTCACGACTACGATTTTAGAAAGTACAAAGGGAAACAAAGCACACAAAAGATAGCGAGAAACCTTGTGGACTATGAAGCAGGGAAAACAATCCTTGATATTGCTATAGGGATAGTAAGAAAGGAAAACACAGAACAAACAGAATTATTTTAAAAGGTACATTATGATATTAAATACAAGAGCAGTAGATTTAGCAATAAAAATACAAAAGCTTACAGGCATTAATGTTTTAAATAAAAGCAGAAAAAGAAACGTAGTAGAAACAAGAGCGTTGCTCAACAAAATACTTTATGATTTTAGTAATATGACCTTAGCACAGATACGAGATTTTTACATTAACAAAGGCAAACCTATGAATCATGCTACTGTATTGCACTCATTGAGAAACTTTAATATGTATAGAATATACAACCCAAAGCTCAACGAGTATTTTGATGAGATGATAAAGCATTACGAGCTATCTACCCAATACGAAAAAAGAAACTCAATAGAACAGAAAATAAAATATCTGTCTGATAATAACTTAGATAAAGCACACGACTTAGTAAACAAGTTATTTACAAAAGAGCTTATTGGATAATGGCAACAAATAACTTTATATGCCTTGACGATGAATTTAGCTACTCACGCTGCGTGTTCCAATGTAACGACTGCGCACTATACGAAAAACAATTAGATGAAACGAAAAAAGACAAAAGCTGAAATAGATAAGGATATTAAGTTTATCCCTATGCCTGAATGGCAGAACACTTATCAATATCACAGAACAAACAAAAGAGCAACATACGTAGATCAAAATAAGAAACGATGAAGCAAAAGAAGTGGACTCAAGCACAAAAGATTGAGCAGATAGAAAGAGCTACAACAAAACTCTATCTAATGGTTAATCAATTAGCTAAAGAGGTGCAGGAATTAAAGGGTACACAAAATCCTGAATAATTACGTTATATACTTGAATAATCAACTTTTTTCAAGATGCATGGTGGGGCAAGACAAGGGGCCGGTAGAAAGCCCAAAGCAGACGAAGCAAAATTAGTAGAACGCTTAGATGCGATTATAGATAGTAACGAAGCATTATCACAATTAGGTAAGCTCGTAGCAAAAGGCGATATGAGAGCAATACAACTATATCTTAGCTATCGTTATGGCAAACCCAAAGAGAGTATGGATATCAACTCATCTGAGGGGCTAAATATAAACTTTAAGGACTTAATTAAGTTTGTCGATTAACATACATAAAAAGTACCTACCAATATCCACAGACGAAAGTAGATACTTTGTAGTTACAGGTGGTAGGGGTTCAGGTAAGTCTTTCTCAATAAATGCTATGCTTGTTCTACTTACTTACGAGCAAGGGCATACAATCCTATTCACACGATACACACTCACGTCTGCACGTATCTCTATCATCCCTGAGTTTATAGAAAAGTTAGAGCTGATGGATTGTATAGGGGATTTTCACGTTACTAAAGACGAGATAATTAACAAACACTCAAATAGCAAAATAATCTTTAGAGGTATCAAGACAAGCTCAGGCGACCAAACAGCTAACCTCAAATCCCTTACAGGCATTACCACATGGGTAGTAGATGAAGCAGAGGAACTAACAGACGAGCAGAAGTTTGATACTATTGACCTATCAGTAAGACAGCAAGGCAAACAAAATAGAGTTATCCTGATACTTAACCCTACAACTAAAGAGCATTTTGTCTATACACGATTCTTTGAGGATAAGGGTGTACAGGAAGGTAGCAACACGAGTAAGGATAACACCACCTATATTCACACCACATACTTAGATAACTTAGACAATCTATCTACAAGCTACATAGAGCAGATAGAACAAATGAAACAGCGCAGACCTGAGAAGTACAAACAACAGATGTTAGGTTCGTGGATGAGTAAAGCTGAAGGTGTGATATTCACTAATTGGACGATAGGCGAGTTTAAAAAGAAAGGTGTTAGCTGTTGGGGTCAAGACTATGGATTTGCCTCAGATGAAAGTACCCTTGTAGAAACAAACATAGATACTGATAACAAAATAATCTATCTAAGGGAATGTTTTTACCTACCACGTCTTACAACCTCAGAGATAGCACAACTTAATCTTAAACACGCTAAGGATGGGCTTATCGTAGGGGATAGCGCAGAGCCAAGACTGATACACGAAATAAAAGCCAAAGGTTGCAACGTAAAGCCATCAATCAAAGGGCAGGGTAGTATTACCTATGGTATCTCATTATTACAAGACTACGACTTAGTGGTAAGCCCTGATAGTACAAACCTTATTAAAGAGCTGAACAATTATAGATGGTTAGAGCGTAAGTCTAACACGCCTGTTGATGCTTACAATCACTTAATAGATGCGATTAGATATAGTGTAGGGTATCAACTGCAAAACCCAAACAGAGGTCAGTACGCTATTAGGTAAAAAAAATAAAAAAAAATTGTGGATAACTAAAAAAGGTGTATATTTGTACTATTAAAACATTAAAACAATGAAAGGTAGATTTAACAAAGCAACAAACAAATGTGATACAACAACAGATGTGCAAAAAGCGATTGATTATATTTCTAAAGGTTTTTTCTTTGTAGAAAATAAAACTGCATTAAAACATAATTCAGGTGGTTACATTAAAGTAAGCAAAAGAGTTACAAATTATTTTAATCAATAAAATCAAATAAAATTAATTAAGAACACCCCCTTTATTGGGGGTTTTTTTATGCTTTAAAATCATTTTTTTTTACGTTATATATATATGAAAGTAGATATAGAAATCCCTGAATCGCTTAATGAGATAACTTTAGAGCAATATCAGAAGTATCTTAAAATACAAGATAACAACGATGACGAAAAGTTTTTAGCTGTTAAGATGATTGAGATATTTTGTGGGATACGTGGCGACCATGTTCTGCTTATGAGGGCTACTGATATTAACAGCATAGTGCAGATATTGACTGAGATGCTAAACAACACACCCAAGCTGCAAACTATGTTTAAGATGAAAGATACGCAGTATGGATTCATACCTAAGTTAGATGATATGAGCTTTGGCGAATATATAGACTTAGATACGTTTATAGGCGATTGGGAAAATATGCACAGGGCTATGAATGTTTTGTACAGACCTATTGTGAATCAGTATGGCGATAAGTACAATATAGAAGAGTATAGTGTAGATAATGCAGAAAGCATGAAAGATATGCCCATGAGTGCAGTCTTAGGTTCTATTGTTTTTTTTTACAATTTAGGGATGGACTTATCGAAAGCTATGCTGAACTATTTGGGGAACGAAGAGATGAACTTAGCCCTACATCTAATTTCGGACGAAAATGGGGGTGGTATCAATCACTTTACGCACTCGCTCAGGGGGATATTGGACGATTTGAAGATATCACTAAACTAAATGCTCATCAATGTTTATATGCCCTAAGTTTTATGAAAGACAAAGCAGAGTTAGAAGCAAGACAAATAAAAAGTAAATTCAATGGCTAATCAAGGTGCAAGAGGGTTTTATCAAATAACCAACACA